TAAACACACCTACGGAGGATATAAACCTTTTTATAGGACTATTATCGCAACTTATGTTAGTGAAAATGAATTTAAAGGTATTTAAGATATGGAAGATATTATTCGCAAAATTTTAAGAGAGATGGATAATTCCAATGAGGATAGAATCAAAGAAATTGAAGATAAAAAAAAGTATGTTAAGAAATTACTACCAAGTATTATTAAATTTTTTAAAGATTCATTCTCCGAAGATTTGCTCGATATTGAGGTTATAACTAAAAAGGTTCATTATGGGATGGAAAATTATTCAACAGATGAATATCTTTTAAAATTTTATTTTACTGAAATCCCCAAAGAACACGAATTTAATATGAGAAGAACAATTATTAGAAATTTAGATAATATGTTTAATATCAATATTACAAGATATGGCGTTCCTTTGGATTTAGAGATTTATGTAAAAACATGGAAAAAATTATAAAATTATGCCACTACCAAAAAATATAGTTAAACCAACCTTACCACTAGTTCCTCGAAAAGAGTTGTCCGCTCGCAGACAAGAACTATTGCAATATATCAAAGAAGATGGGACTTATTTACCCAAATCGGTATTGCATGCGGATTTAGATAGAGGTATGTTGGATTTTGTTAAAAATGAATTGAAGGTTGTTACCGCAGGAGAAATAGTTCCAATGGTAGATATTATTATTACTACTCAAAACTGGTCTCAATATGTTGAAACTTATAAATTCATAGACTTAGATTATAACCCAGACCCACCATATATTACAGTCGTTAGAAGCCCTGAAGTTAAATATGGTTCAAATCCTGCATTGATTTACAATATACCGAATAGAAAACAATTTTATTACGCATCGGTTCCGACTTGGAATGGTAATGAACAAGGTATGGATATCTATACAATACCACAACCTGTCCCTGTCGATATCAAGTATAGTGTTAAAATCGTTTGTAATAGAATGAGGGAATTGAATCAATTAAATAAAATTGTAATGCAAACATTTGCGTCACGACAAGCTTACACTTTCATTAAGGGTCAATATGTTCCAATTATTTTAGATAATGTTTCTGATGAATCTCAAATGACCATAGACGCAAGGAAATATTATGTTCAGAATTATGATTTCACAATGTTAGGGTATTTGATTGATGAGGAGGAATTTGAGGTAAAACCGGCAATCCAAAGAATAACTCAACTTTTTGAAATAGACACCACAACAAGAAGACCAAGAAGAAATAAATTCCCGAAAAATCCTGATGATTTTAAATTTGAATTTTTATTTGTTACAGGTAACACAACATTGGTTGATAGAATTGATTTTACCGCAAATATGAATGTAGATTCTATTGAGAATGTATCATCATTTGATGTTTATATTAATAATGATTTTTACGGAATTAGCCCATCGGTCATTCAAATTACAACTAACGATATTTTAAGGATTGTGGTAACCAAATCGGATAATACAAAAGAGGCAAAAATAATATTCATAAATAATTTATATGGAGGTCAACCAGTTTTTAGACAAACAAACTCATCTTCAAACGGAGTCCCATATACTTTAGGTGTTCAAAGTGGAGCGACTTTTAACCTTTCTTCAGGCCTTAATTTTAGACAAGGAGACACCATCAAATTAGTTCACAATTCAACAAACAATCAAAATTCTAAAGTTGTTTCATATAATAACCAAACAGGCGTTTTAGTTTTCTCAGGTGCAACAAATGTTGTTGGGTTAGGAACTTACGATACTTGGGATGTTTATTAATCTTCTCCGTAGATATCTTTCTTCTCTTTACACTTCTCGATTATTAAATTTTCCAAAAATTTATAAATTTTAATTCCTCTCTTATCACAATACTTTTTCAGTATATTATGTGATTCAGGGGATATTTTAATATTCTTAATTTCTTTCTTGGTTTTCATGGTGAGAAAAAAGGCAGAATTAATTCCTACCATTTATAAATAGTTACTCAAAAGTAAAGTTTTTTGATAAAATATAGAATATTTATCTATAAAATAAATCTGTAATAGAATTAATAAATAATGGCAACAGCACAAGCAAACCAAAAAGTATTCGTATCTCCGGGTGTATACACATCTGAAACGGACTTATCTTTCGTAGCCCAAAGTGTGGGAGTAACTACATTAGGTCTTGTTGGAGAAACAATCAAAGGACCGGCGTTTGAACCGGTATTCATAACTAATTATGACGAGTTCCAAGCGTTTTTCGGTGGAGCAGAACCAACTAAATTCATTAACACTCAAATACCTAAATATGAAGCGGCATATATTGCTAAATCTTATTTACAACAATCAAACCAATTATTTGTAACAAGAGTTCTTGGTTTATCAGGATATGATGCGGGACCTTCTTGGTCTCTTAATGTTACGGCAAATGTTGACCCAACAACTATTGGAGACCCTTCTTCAGGAACATCGTTCTCTGTAACATTCACTGGCGACCCAACATTAGGTGTTGTTGAATTTATTTCAGGTCAGCTACCAACGCAAGTTACGACAAATCTAAATGTTGAATATAGACAAGAAGATGGTAGTACTTCAACATTACAAGACGACTTTAACTCATATTTAACTTTAATAATGAATACGCCTTCGACTTCAGCAACTACTGCGGTTATATATGGTGCAATTCCCCAATCAGATTATTTTAATATTACAAGTCAATATTCTAGAGTTGCGAGTCAGTATGGGTGTGAAGCTGATTTTGTACAAAATGATTTAAATTCGGATAGTAATGATGTTTGGTATTACGCTAATTTTGAATTTCAAAATAATAATTCTTTAACAGGTAATTATACCGGTTATTCATTCTATTATACCGTATCAAATTTAATTTCAGGTGCGTCAAACACATTTACAGGTACTGTTATCGGAGAATCTTATACGTTTACCGGTAGTGCTTATGAGGAATTTAACAACATGGTTGTTGGAACTATCCGTTCAAGAGGTATATCACTTTATACTAATAGTAGTACTAGTGAGAATCACGGACCTGTTTACCAAGTAGGGATTGATTACGACAATAATAATGCTTGGGTTCCTAATAATTTACAATTGATTTGTACTGAACAATACTCAGGAATTACAAAATCACCTTACGCAACATTTCTATTGTCAGGTATAACTAAGGATAATAGTGTATTTTCTTTTGAAACTTCTCTATTAGCGGCTTCTTCAAAGTATATTACTAAAGTCTTGGGTGTAGATAATTTTGGTAAATCAAGATTTGAAGTCCCTATTTATGTTGAGGAGTCTTACCAAGGGTCTTTAGACTACGCATATAATCAAGGTTATATTAGAGGATTATCATGTAATTTAATTGACTTACCTGGGGCAAGAAGTCAAAATCCATCATCAATTGCATATAATTTAGAAAGATATCAGTCACCGGAAACACCTTATTTAGTTTCAGAATTAAGAGGTAATAAGGTATATAAATTATTTAAATTTATTTCAATTTCAGATGGAGATTCTGCAAACACTGAAGTTAAAGTTTCAATTGCAAATCTATCTTTCAATAGTATGTCATTTGATGTATTAGTAAGAAACTTTTTTGATACGGACGCAAATCCTGTTGTGATAGAAAAATTCACAAATTGTAACATGGACCCGGCATCGAATAACTTCATAGCTAAAAAAATAGGGTCTTCAAATGGTGAATTCGCACTAATATCTAAATATATAATGGTTGAAATGTCGGATGAGGCACCTATAGATGCATTACCTTGTGGATTCTACGGATATACTCAAAGAGAATATCAAGATTATGATTTTTACCCATCACCATACCCTAAATTCAAAACAAAATATTATTTTCCGGGTGAAGTTATTTCTAATCCACCTTTCGGTTTTAACGTTGGTGGTGCACCTGTTCAGTCCGCTGGAGATATCGTTAGAAGAAGTTATTTAGGGTTCTCAACTCAATTTGGGATTGACGAGTCATTTTTAACATATAAAGGTAAACAAACACCTTCAAATTGGGTTACTAATCCTAATATTGAAGGTCAACCATGGAATGTCTTAAGTAAAGGTTTCCATATGGAT